TACAATACAACAAATAGTAAAACCAACACGAGCTAGAGGATTAGATACTTCTGGTAACAACAATCACGCACAAATATATTCAGGTAGAGCATTAGAGTTTGATGGTGTTACTGATTATTTAACAGCAGATAGTGTAGCTTCTCTTGCAGATTCTGATTTTACTGTAGCTATATGGATTAAACCTACTCTTGATGGTTATACTGGAGGTCCTGGTGGAAGAATACTTTTTTCATTTCATGATAGCAGTGCTAATAATAGATTGTTTTTTTATATAACAGGCTCAGACAATAATATAAGAGCTTATTCAAGCTCTGGTGCTGACCTAAGTAATACAACTGGCGCCTTGTCAGGTTCATGGGAAAGGCTTGTAATAACAAAAGAAGGCACATCTTTAAAATTTTATAGAAATGGCGTTGCTAATGGAACTAGTACTTTACGAGACACAATATCAGGTAGTGCTAAATTTAGTATTGGTCAAGAATGGGACGGTTCTACTGCTTCAGATTTTTATTTAGGAATGATGTCAGATTTTCAAATATGGAACTCTGTGTGGACAGCAGATGATGTAACCTATGATTATCTTAATCCAGAACAATTAGCATTAAATAGAGGTAATACATCGCTAACTAACTCTAATCTTAAACTATGGTACCCAATGAATGAAGGTCATAGAGGTAATCAGTCTTATGTTCTTGATGCTTCTAATACAGGTCTTGGTGATGATATTGTAAACTGGAGTTCAACTTTTAATGCTAGTGGAACATCAACTGATGATTTTGGTAGCTGGACTACTAATGCAAATGATTCTACAACATTTTGTACATTTGACCATGATAATAAAACTATAAGACTTAGAAGTACTGATGGAACTCACGTACAAGCATTTTATGTTCCAGAGATTTTAAAATATGGCACTACTTATAAATTTGAATTTACTGTTAGTGAGCTTACAAGTGGAAGTGTAAGAGTAAGACCACAAAATACTACAGAATACCTAAGTGCTTCAGAGGTAGGAACATATAGTTATATTGTTAGTCCTGAAGATGATGTTACTGATTTAGATTTTAGAATAGAAAGACATACTGGTGTATCTGATTTTACCATTAGTGATGTAAAAATATTTCCAATAAACGATAAAAACAGCGCAACAACTGTATTTTATGGTGATGAATTAAGTACTACTGAAAATAATAGAACTTTTGCAGGTAGTGGTGATTGGGCTGCTTATAATAGTGGAGCTATAGATGTAAATAGTGCTGTAGCTGGTAAAATGCAAGTAACAGTAGATGGTGGTGGAACTGCGCAAGGAGCGCAACTTACTTTAGCAAATATGGGTAGTTCAATAGTTGCTGGAAGAACTTATAGAGTTCAAGCTGATTTAGATTTTATATCAGGTTCTGATACAGATTTAGAGATAAAATTTGTTATAGGAAATACAGGGGTAGCTGTAAAAGCTAGTGATGGAAGTCCTAGTGATGGAACAATAACTACTACAGAACAAACTTATTATGCTGATATAGTAGCAGGAGACGCTACTGGAGCATTGAGAATAAATTGTACTTCAGCTACTAACGATAGTGGCAGTGATAATGTTTTTACTGTTGATAATGTATCAGTTAAAGAAGTAGGTGTAGCATCAGGATGGACAGATGCAGACCAACAACTAGATATACCTCAAACAGCATTGCAGTCTTATAATGAGTTAGGTTTTAGTTATGGTTCAGCAGATACTGCTGGAGGCACAATAAATTGTGGAGCTATAACATCAGGCTCATGGACAACATTAGATATTTGGTTTTTTCCACAAGAGTCAGGTTATAATCAAGGATTATTAGACCAAATAGCTTGGAATGGAGATGATGGTGACTCATCTACAGGTGGTTATGGATTTAGGGTAACTATAAGTGCTACTAATAAAATTGTGCTTACAAGAAGAGTATCTGGAACTAATGTTTCTGATGCTATGACATCTACTAATAAAATAAATATAGGTAAATGGAATCATGTAGCAGTAGTTATTCCTAAAAATGATAGCACTTCAATGAGAATGATGGTAAATGGTCATTATGAACAAACAAACTCATCTGGAGACCATGGCAATACAGCAAAAGATTTTAGACTTGGGTATGGAGGTGGAATTAATTATGACTCTATGCCAGGGTGTATAGCACAAGCAAGTTATTTTAAAGCACACATGTCAGAAGCTGAAATGTTAGAACTTTACAATGAAGGAACTCCAATTGATTCTAGAACACATTCTATAGGAACTGCTAATTTAGCAGGATATTGGAGAAATGGTGGTATATATGGAAATACATGGACTAATTTAGCAAACCCTGGAACTAATGATGGAACACCTCAATTATTAATAACAGAAACAATGCTTATTACAGCAGGTGTAGACAGTTTAAGGGATTCACAAGGGTTCTTTATGAATAGACAAAGAACTACTAATAGTGCTAATATTGCAGTATTAGCAAAACAAGATGGAACAAATGATGAAGGTTCATATATCTATTTACCTGATAATCCTTTATACACTGGAAGTGCAGTAACTAATTATACTATATCATTTTGGGTAAAGTTTGCAGTCAATCCAACAGATTTAGACCATAATATGCATTTTATAGATACTAATCAAAGTAATGCAAATAGAACTTTTAAAATTCATATAACATCTGGAGGAGTAATATATCTTTATACTTACTACGATAGTTCTGCGGGCAATGAATCAGTTTATTGTGATTATGGATTTCCTGGTAAACTAGGTAATGCAATACAAACACCTCCTGTTAATAATAATGCTGGAATTGGAGAAGCTTTTGACGTAAATAATTGGTATCATTTAACATGGACTTTTGACCATGATAGAACTACAGGAAGTGGTAATGCAGATAATACAAACTCTGAAGATACTAATTTTACACCTTATAAAATGTATGTAAATGGAATATGTGTAATTGTAGAAGGAAGAGAAGGAGCTAATTCAGCAATGACCACAGCTCGTTCTATGCAAGCTGCTAATACTCCTGTAATGATTGGAACAGCTATAGGTAGCTCAACAAGTCCAGAAACAGGTTCTCAAAAAGATTTTAAAGGTCAAATAGATGATATATGTTTTTATTCAGATACATTGACAGATGAAGAAGTATTAAGAAATTATAACGCAGGTAAAAGGAGTCACAGATAATGGCACATTATGAAATGTATTTTTGTATACCTAGCAGTGCATTTGATAGTGCTGTAGGTGACAAAATAAAAGGGTTATACCCTATAGTAGAATCAGTAACAGAAAATGAAGATGGTACATTTACTAATAATTATAAATCAGCACCTACATGGACTGATATTATAATGAGTGGTAAGGTAGGACCACCTAGATATTCATATGATAAATCTTATGTTATTATTAAAGGTGAATGGTCTATGAAAGATGGTGTACTTACAGAGCTTATGGAGCTGGGTTATGGATTAGATTATCCTAACTTTACAGTTTTAACTAAAACAGAAGCACAAGCATTAGTAGTTAGCAATACATTTACAGGAGAGTAGTATGTATAAAATAATTGGGAGAACTAAAATATAATGGCTATATTTATATACTGTGAAGACTGCGAAAAAACAGTAAAGCCAGGCAGTTGTAAGCATAAAAAAAATTTTAAAACAAGCTCTGGAAAAATGAGCAATTATATAAATATGAGAAAAACTTGGAGTGGGCAAACTAAAGTAGAGTTTAGCACAACAACTATGGACCAAGATATAGCAGATAGGAATAGTAGATAGTGGCAACATTTAATGCACAATTACAAGACTTAGTAGGAGAAGCAATATCAACAGATACTGATGCTATGGACCAATTTTTAAGAGATGGTCTTAAGCAGCTATATAATGTTTTGCCTCCTGATAAGTTATTAGAGTGTGTTACACATACAGAGCTTAGCAATTCACCTTCTACACTTTCATTAAATACAAACACTATTGGACCTATAATGGCTGTAACAAGAAAAGATTCAAAAGGGTTTAATCAAATATGTAGACAAGTGTCTCCTATGTTAGCATCTAGAGTTACAGATACAAATGATTTAATGCACGCAAAAGAAACAGACCCAGTGTATTTTATTAAAAACTCTGTACTTAATGTGTTTCCAGACCCTACTGCTGGGCAAACTGCAGAAGTATTATATTTACCACTTACGCAAATAGCAAATGGTGATAGCACTATAAATAATTTATCTAACGATATGGAGTATGCTGTAGTTTTATACGCTGCAATTAAAATGGCTGAATATTTACTTGCTTCAGAAGAAGACACAGAACTTTATGTTCCTATGATTACAGCATTAAAACAAGACTATGCACAAGCAATTCAAACTATGGGTGCAAATCAACCTCAAAGACAAGTAGCTGCAGGAGGTGAACGTGAAGGTTAAAGAATTAATACAACAAATAGAATATACAATGGGAAGGCAACCCGAACAGTATATGATTCAACTTATAAATGACGCATTAATGGATATGTCAGGCAAAGTGCAACATTATACTACAGAAAAAATACAAAATTTAAATTCAAAACAAAGATGGTATAAATTAGATGACTCTGTTATAGATATAACAAGAGTTGAAATTTTAGATAACAATGATAGATATGTGAAAATACCTATGTTGGCAGATTCACATAGACTATTAAAAGATGATACAGACGAAACGTCTGATTCATTAAAATAGGAGTAAAAAATGGCAAGTACAGTAACAGCCTCAACAATGACAGTTTCTATATCAGAATCTATTACCCTTAATGGGAAAAATCAAGGAAGCACACAAACTTTAAGTATTCCTAGCATTAAAGATGTTTATAAAAGAATTGTAACATGCGTAGATGATACTGATTGTACAATTGCAACTTTTAGAACTGCTACTAGCACAGCTGATGGAGCTATAGATTTAGAAAATGTAAGATATATTAGAGTTACTAATTTAGATGATACAAATCCAATGAATCTTTCTTTGCAAGTAGCTTTAAGTGAAGATGCTAGTGCAAACGCTTCTACAACAATTTTAGTTGGTGCTGGAGAAAGTTTTATTTTAGGAACTATTCATGATGGTATATCTTTAGATGATGATGCTGATGGTATAGTTACAGCATTAAATGATTTAGAAAGTCTTTTGGTAGACCCTTTATCAGAAAATATAGATGTTGAAGTATTTATAGCATCAGTATAGGAGCATAAATGGCTACAGATAAAAGAAGTTATCCAAATAGTTATTTTGCATGGTATAATGACGATGAAAGATTAGCTTTAGT